GGCCGGCTCCGCGACAAACAGGACGGCCTTCTTCTTTTTATGCCAGACTTCATAGCCCTTGACGGTTTTAAATATGCCCGTTGTCGGCTTGTCGTCGTCGCTTTCACCGTCGCGCTGGTCGTTAAAGGTTAGGTCCTTAATGCGCTCAGGGCTGACACCAATGTTTTCGAGATCATCCCGCGTAAAGTCGTGCTCAAAATACGTCCAGGGCACCTCATCCCAGCACCTGGCAGGACCGTGGCCCCATTTGTCCCAAATAACGTGTTCGGCTTCTACGTCCTGCTCGCCAACGCCCTGATAGCTTTCGCCCGTCTCAGATTCTTCCTCGGTGATTTCAGGCTCGTATTTGATGCGAACAAAGCCACGTCCAGCAAGCTCTGAATCGCGCACGGCTTCCATCACGGCGCCGTCGAAGTCGCTGTCGTCCATTTCATAAGACAAGGCGCGCTCTATAATATCAACGGCCTGCTTAGACACCGGATCATCGTCACCGAAGCGGCGGCGCACGTCGGGAATAGGCGTCGAGTTGTAGAGTGCCGGTACTGTGGTCTCGATATTGGCGTGGAGAATATTGAAGCTGGGCTTATCGGTCGTTTTGGACTCGACTTCGGCCTCATAGATTTCAGTCGCCAGCTTGGCCATCTTGCGCCAAGCTTCCTCGTCCTTTTGGGCGCGCTTGATATGCTTAAGCCACAGCGCGGGCTCCCCCACGCCATTCGCGAGCGCTTCCTGCTCAGATTCAATCTCGCCCGTGGTCGGCTCAGCCATAAAGCTGCTTATTCCTCTGTCTCTTCTTAGCTTCGATGATCTCGCGGACGCTCATGTTGCTGTGTATTGAGCCGTCCGGGCGGGCCTCGAACACAAGGTGCGTAGGCTTGGTGTCTTCCTTTGCCGGCGTCATTTGGCGCCAGGCCATGGCGAGGTAGCGGAAAGCGTCGGCGGCGTGTGACGTCCAATCATGCAATGGCTTGTCGTTGAACACCGCGTCGTCTTCTTTGTACTCACTGCGGTATTGCCTCAGTGCGTCGAGGCCGTATTCCGTTTTCTGTTCATCGAACCAGCAAAGCGGCAACGTCTGCCGCACAGCGTTGATGCCATCCATAAGGCCGTGTGCCGGGATAACTTGGGGCTTGCGGCCTAGCTGCATCAGCGTTTCGACGCGTGTGCGGCCCGTGCCTAGCTCCCTCACTTTAGCGTCATGTGGCACCCAATCCGTGCCGTACTTGTAGCCCTTGGCCGCCAACATGGTGGCGTAGTGCGGAAGGCCTTGGCCGTGGGCTTCGTAGAAATCGACAACGCGGATTTCAGAGCCAACCACCTGGAAAAAGAATATCGCCGTGCTGTCGCCTATTCCGAGGTCCCATGCCGTGTGGACTGGCAAGGCGGGCTCAATCGGAACCGAGCAGATGCGCCCCGTTGTCTTGAGCGCGAGCAGCTCTTTGACGTAGTAGGCGCCCGAGAACACCAGGGCGAACTCACCGTCCCAGATATGCCCGTAGACATCGGGCCTCGAGGCTAGGTCTCTCTGTCGCGTGCGGTCCAAAACACTTGGGAACCACGGGTTATCGCGCCAGTTGATCTCGACGATCTTCATACGCTTGTCGTTGGTGACTTCACGAAAGCGCTTGTGCGTCGGGCTGCGCTTACTCTCTGGATTCCAAGTTACCCATAGCTCGCTGTCCTCTTCGCGAAGCGTCGGGATCAGCTTAATCCAGGCTTCCTCGGTGACAGGCTCGGCTTCGTCTACCCAACAGAGCAAGATGCGGGACTTAGACTTGATACTGTCGAGCGATCGGTCAAGGCCTGCAAACTTGTACTGAATGCGCCTGCTCTTCGTCCGTATGTACTTCTCACCGATGTCAAAGTGAGCCAGCAACCAAGCTTCGGACCGTATCGCCGCTTTGATTTCCTCCATTGAGGAATCGTCAAGCGAGTTCATAAACTGCCTGCCGCAAAGGATCATTCCTTCCCGGCCGGCCATGTCCCACATGTAAGCGCGGATCGCGGTCATCTTGGCGAATGAGCGAGTCTTGCCGCTACCTCGCCCGCCGTAGGCCCCTCTTACGTCGGCTTGTCCCGTGAATACCGGGATCAGTTTAGGCGGAAGCTCAATCCGTGCTGTCGTTGCCATCTGATGGGGCTACGAGTTCAATACGGCTTACCACTTCGACGGGGTTGTCAGCGTCACCGGTCAACTCGGTTGATTGCAGGTCAGGCATCACTTTTTTAAGCAATGCCACGCCTGCCGTCACTTGAGTTGCAGACATCTCCCTTTTGCCTTCAATGTGCTCAAGTAAGACTCTGACAATTTGGGAGTTTGCAATTTTAGTTCGATGCTCCAAGGACATGCGGCCTATGACGCAGCCCTTGGGGCGTCCCCTGCCTCTTTTGACTGGGGCTTGCTCTTCTTCTTCAATCATGGGTCACGCTGGAATGAGGCCCTTAACGTTGGGCTTGTTTGACCACTCGCGAAGCATTTCCTTCAGAGCGGGGTTTTCGATCACCCGTTCTGTGTGGTGGTGGTAGACGAGGTTGCCGTTAGCATCGCGGGTTGCCTTCAATGTCTGCGGCGTGCGCTCGTCTTCTGGACGGCGGAACAGGCTGGCCATGAACAAAGCGAACGCCGGCAATCCAGTCCCGGCAATTGCCATGGCGAGGTTAGCAGACTGCTCTGCGGCTTCGGCCTGCAGGTCTGATACCGTCGTCGAGCCATTGTAAGCTAACGCCACCCATTTTTTTAGGCTCTTGTTCTGATGGTCTACAGCGCTGGATTTGTGCTCTGTCGTGTTGGCCTTATCGCGAGCCCCAGCAATAACGCGCTTAGTGGCCTCGATCTGGCCGGTTAGGCTGCTACGCTCTTCGGCAATAGCAATACGGCTGGCGATCGTGTCCCGCTCTTTGGTGCGCTCCAAGCATTTGGCCTTGCAACCACCACGCTTGCTTTCAAGGTCAATAGCCAGGTTGGCAGATGCAAGCTGCGCGCGAAGCGCTTCGGCGTTGACGGTCGGCGCCCATGCGTTGGCGGCTTCGAGGTCAGAAAGGCGCTTTTCAAACAGCACGAGCGAAGCCTTGGCTTCCTTCACGCCGTCTTGAGCTCCGTCATAGCGAGTGTTCTGGACCGTTGCGGTCTCAATGTTGGTGCCGCGAAGTCCTGCCGTGTAGCCGGCGTGGCTGTAGAACTCAATCCCGAGCAGGGGAATGCAGATCAAGCCAGTTGCGATTGCCGGCCCCCTACGGCCTTTCGAGAACAGCATTTCAGCAGCCATCGGCCCAAAGGCTGCGACGACTGAAAGGATTGCCAGGAACAAAGCGTGCTTGATGCTGACACCATAGCCGAAGTCAAACGACATAGCTGCGGCGGCGGCAAGACTGCCCAACCCTAGAGCAAGCCAAAAGCGCCCGAATGGATCAAGGCCGTCGAACAGATCGCGAAAAATCTTCATGGGTGTCTCCGGGGTTGGGGGGAACGCACCGGAACTGTTAGGTCAGAACTTGAGACGAAGGCCGACGCGGGCGGTATCGCTCGACGGGCGAAGCATGTCGCCTGTGACGCCATCGGTCCACTTGCGATATTCGGTGTGGTTCCACTCGGCAAAGCCGTGCATGTTGCCGACCAATTTGATCTCGACGCCAAGACCGCCCATGATCCCGTTGCGGTCAATCGAGGTCAGACCGGCGTAGTCAAGGCTGGTGCCGGTATATCCGCCGATGATGTAAACCAACACGTCAGGCTGGAGCTGGTAGCCGACGCGGAGCGCTGCCGTCCAGGCTGCGTCCTGTTTCATCGTGCCCGCTGCAAACGTGGCCTGCACATCGGAGAAATCGACACGACCGAGCGCGCCAATCACGAACTTGTCGGCCTTGTAATCGCAGCCAGCCTCTGCGCCAGCAATGGCGCCGCTTGCGGCGATCGTGATGCCAGGCACCTCGGTTTGCGTGACGGAACCGCCGACGCTTCCGCCGACGTAGCAACCCACCTGGGCAAATGCAGTCGAAGGCAACAGGGCCAGCATGGCCGCAGTCAATAAACGCTTCATGGTCTGGCTCCACGCTTTAAGGCGTCTAAGATCATCTGAAAATTGGTCTGCGGCTCGGGGGCGCTTGGTGCGGCCTGGCTCCAAAGCGCGTTTTCTTGTGCGGGCAAGCGCCCGGTATCAATCCTGTCGCCTCGGTCTTGGTTGACGAACAGTGCGTTCAACGCCCCGCGATCAAACGGTGTTCCATAGCGCTGCGTTGCGTAATCGGCAGGCGTAGCGCGCTGCATTTGTTCGAACGGGCTAGGCGGTTGGCCTTGTTGCGCAAGCAATTGGGCTAACACGCTTGGGTCTATCTCAGCCACGGGCGGCGCCTCTGACACGTTGGATAAGGCTTTAGACGGCTAGCTGCGCGTCACGGGCACGCTCTTCGGCAATTTCGCAGGCGGTCGCGACCCGTTCGTGCAGCAACAGACGTTTTTGCGAGGCTGCGATTTGCAGCTCGTCGAGGTCGTCAATGATGCGGAGTAATTGCAGGTCAACCTCATCGAGGTCGCGAGCGAGCATGGCTTTTGACGTTATTCCGGAGTTTGATGGAGCCGAACAAGCCAAGCGCGCAGCGTTGGCAAGCGGTCCAGGGGCGACTTTTCGAGCTCTCTTAAATTACGCCGTAGGGCACCTTACGCGAGAGCGTGTTCGGTCACTCGTCCTATACGAATCGCGTTAGATGATTTGCGACTCATCCGCAACACTTTTCTGCCATTTTCCACTAGCGCGCGGATTCTCAATAGGATTTTAGGCAAATCAGTCCATAAACAAAGCGACCCGACAAGGTGCGCTAACACCGAGCCGGGTCTGAGACATCCAATCGTTGATCCCGAAAGGACATCCTATGACCACTCAATATCGTTGGCCCCATGCTGTTGCAACTGCAATTGCAGTTTCGGCTGTGGGTTATCAGACCGCCGTCATTCTCGAAATGATGCCGGACGTATCGACCACCACCAAACTCGGCGTACCCTTAGCGACCATCTCGGCGGCATTGCTGCCCGTGTTGGCAGAAGCCGCTTGGAGATCAGGCGAGCGCGTCAAGGCGTGCCTCCTAGCCCTTCCCGTGCTCGTGCTTATGGCCTACGTGCTGCCTAGCGGCGTTTCCAGGCTGGGCGAACAGCAGCAAGCTAGGGTCGCCACCGCAACACTCTCCGAAGCCGCCACAGCGCAAGCCAAGGCCGATCTGGCGAAGGCTGAAAAACTTGTCAGCGAGGCGCAAGCGTGGGTCGCTGGCGAATGCAAGACGGGCAACGGTAAGCGCTGCGAAGGCGTGACGTTCGTACTGAACCAGCGGCAAGCGTTTGTCCGTGAACTTCAAGGCAAGCTCAGCACATCCGCCCAGGTCGTTGCCCCCTGGATGCCAACATGGCAGCCGGCACTGCTTCCCATCGGCTTGGAACTGGCGATCATCTTCGCAATGTTTTTTGGCATGGGGCCACTAACGCACTCGGTCCAAGCCTTGACCTTCGAACGCGATCTGACCCCAGCCGAGATTGCCGAAATCAAGCGGATTCAAAGGCTCACCCCGGAGAACGTCAAGACGCTTAAGGGCCTGGGGATGAAATACCACGAGATCGCGGGACACTTCGGAATCAACCAAGGCCGCATTTCTGAAATGATGGCAGGCAAGCGGGAAGCAATTACCCTGCACTGATGCCGCCAACAGACGAGAGAGGCCCCGGCGATGAACCGGGGCCTTTTCCTTTAGATTGCCTCCAACAAGCTCACATCGATCTTGATCGTTCTTGATTCTTTTCCGAACAAGCGGGCCGCGATCTCAGCAATTCTGCCCCGAATACTTATGATCTCGCTGGCATGACCAGATAATGGTCCGGTCATCACCCTGATCTTCGTCCCTTTCCGAAGGACGCCGCGAAGCTGCTTCGATATTTTAAGCTTGGTGGACTGTAGGCGGGACTGCAAAGCATCCAATTCGTCGATGTCGCCTTGTCCGATGGTCAGCCAAAACCCATCGCTCTGCAAAATCCGCTTCACCCCTTTCACGTCCCTGATGATTCCCCAATTCTGCTTGGCGTGCTTGCTCTCGACAAAAACGTAGCCAGGCATCAGAGCCACGGCGCGAAAATTGTCTGGGGCAAGCTTCGATGTCGATTTGAGAAGATCGACGGGCACAAAGCAGCATATTCCCTCCTCGTGGAGTTCGTTTCGAATACGCACTTCGGACAGAGTGTTGACGGCTAATGCATGCCAGAGCATGGGAACCTCACTTCAAAAGCCAGCGACACCCGAACACGTAGACGGCCGTCATAGGGGCAACTTGCGGGACGGCTGGAATGCGAAAGCCGAACTGTTGGGCCACTATGGCGAACAACAGGAAAATTAAACCAAGGTCAATTGCCCATATGAGCCAGCCTCGTATTTCTGCGATGATCTGTTGCGGCGTCATGCGTCGTCCTCATCCTGGCAGGGGCCTACTGAAGCGGTAAGCTCGAAGACGTTGCACCCGGCGCGCGTGACTTCGTAATCGCCCGTTGCCGTCTTATGGCGAAGCTGCCAGCCAAGTGTTTCAGCCATCATGATGCTGTTGCCGATGGCCTCGCATTCGGGAATGGTGGCGCGCTGGTAGACGGTCTCACCCGTCGATAGCAGCAGCCAAAGGGTGATGATTTCCATGTTGTGAAGCTCGGTCGATACGCGAGCACTAGGGCAATGGGTCGGAAAACAACTCAGCGACAAGGAAGACAAAAGCCACGAAGGCGATGCAAACAACGATCACGTCACCGTCTCAAAACGGCGTGTAACCATATCGACCATCACCCTGTTGAAAATATTTCCAACACCAAATTTTTCCGCCGTTTGAGCACACAGCCGGTAATGCATCCATTTAACTAGCTGCTCGTCTCGGAGGCCTTTTTCCGTAAGGCGGATGTTGACCAATCGGACTTGATGTTCCTTCATTTGCTGCCCTCAACCGGATAGCCGTCACGGCTAAACAAGGCGTCGATTTCAGCCTGGGGCACAATCGATTTTCCGAGATGGTCAGACCAAGACGACCGAGCGACGATAGGCGCGCACGCCAGTTGCAGTTCCTCGACGATTGATGATTTGTGAATGGCCTGATCCTTTTCGATCCGGTCCATGATCCTCTCTGCGAGTTGGTCTGGTGTCATCGTGTGCGCTCCCTGTTTGCGCGTAGGCGTTTTTCAGTTCTGTCAGCCTTGGCTTTGCGGGCAAGCTTTTGGCTGACGTTGGCAGTGTCGATGCGCTTTAGCTTTTTGCCGGCTTGAACCTGCCAGCGGCCTTTGATGTGGGAAGTCACTTGCTGGCCCTCTTGATCAGTTCGTCGACTTGGGCGCGCTCCATGCCAGTGCGCTCCATGATCAAAGCGATTTTCTCACCGCGCTTGACCAACTCCATCGCGAGCAACAGCGTTTTGCCGTCGATGTGCTTCACTCGCGATCCCCTGCCATGCGCTTGGACGTTTCAGTCAACACGCCTTCTTTCGTCAGGTGCAAGCCACGGTTCGGGCTGTCTTGCTGGATTGCCTTGAATCCGGGGCGTTGTGCCCGAGTCCAATCAAGCGCAATGTCGCCAGCGTTTTGGGCGCGCGATCCTCTCCGCTGCACACCGCCGTTGCGAGCAGCGTTCAAGAAGTTTTTCACGTCGCCATGTGAGGCGATCACGTCTTCGCGCCATTGTTCCGCTTCGCAATAGCGCTCTGCATTGGCCCGCCATTTGGCTATCACTTCCGCCGAAGGCATCAGGCCCGCAACATCATAGGGAAGGCCAAGCCCGATCTGGCGACGAGCGACACGGATGCAATGCAGCCGCAGGTCCGTTGCCCAACCTTCCGCGTCGGCTTTCTGCACCCATGGATGACTGGCAAATGCTGACGACCATTGCCCACTGGCGACGACCATTTTGCCATTGTCGGGATGGCCTTCGGCAGCCTTGAATTGACGCATGCCGCAAACAAAAATGCGGGCCTTGCGATCTGCGATTTCCGGCGTCATGCCAGCCGGCGCCAGCGTCGGGATTTCCATTAGGCGTACCCCATTTCTTTGGCGAGACGAGCATTCAAAGCGTCGTCATCGTCATCGGTCCAATTCGACTTAGGCGGGCTGATTTTGATGGCAGCCGAAGAAGATGGGCTGGCATGCCGCCCATTCCCATAAAACCCATCGTGGAGCTTCCCGAACGTCGTCGGCTGCAATACGAAATCTAGGTTGGCGGTAAAGCCGCGATCATTTTTCCCGGTTAGAAAGCTTGATCGTTCAATGTGGGCAAGGGCCGTGCCCCAGCCATCGACGCCGTAATCCTTCAACCGAGCGATGATTTTGCGCTCGCGATCCGGCGTGAGCTTCGCCGCCTGCGGGATGCCGCAACGCAGAGCCGTTTCGTTGTACGCTTCGAACGCTTTCAAAGCGTCCATTTTGGAGAAATCCCCCTTGGGGGACTTAGGGGGCTTCTTATGGCTACTGGCTACTAAATTAAGGCTCTTTAGAGGGGCATTGATTTCAATAACGTTTTCCGAAAACACCACCCCAGTATCTATGGGGGTTTCTATGGGGGTGTCCTGGGGGGTATCTATCAGGGTATCCGTGCGGGTTTCCCGTCCGGCGTCCTGATCAATCTGTCCCTCGGATGTCCTTTTCGGATTGGTGGCAGCGGCAAGTTCTCGCTCGGCACGGGCGACTGTCCATCCGTCGCCGTGTCGCGTGAGCTTCCCAATAGCCGAAAGCTGGTCGCGCACCTTTTTGTAAGCATTCGTGTGGAGCCCCATGAATTTTGCTGCCTGGCTATCGTTCAAGCTCAGCCGCCGCCCGGTTTCGAAGATGTACGCGCAAATCCTGATGTAAAAGCCCTCTTGCTCAAGCGAGAGGCCGACGCATCCAGAGCGCCAATCTGATGGGTATAGTCGGACGAAGCGGGCTCCACTCATTGCTGCCCCGCCATAAAAATGCCGTAGCCGTATGCCATAGTGTTTCCCGTCATCAGTTAAGCGTAACCCGCCGCCTAGATCAGACCCCGCCTCAAACGCTCCCAGCGTGAGGCGGGGTTGTTTGTTAGTGCCGCCGATGAACCGATTTTCCGACCGAGTGTTCCATGCGCTCCCCCGCTGCCATCGGATCGGTTCTTAAGTCGCCCACGGACGCGGCGGCGCGCCCTTTGGAGAAAGGCAGAGGGGTAATCGGACACTGTGTCGGGGCGCTGCGCTGGCAGTTAGGGGCTATCAGCTGGGAGACGACACACGACCGACGAGGGCTGGCCACGAGTCGGCAGCGCCCCGGCAGAGAGACCGGGGATACGCAGACGCAACAGAACTGGATTGACGCCGGTTACTTCTTCTTCGACGGCGCGATGGTGACCTTGCTGTCAGTCGGCATGCCCGACTTTTTCAACATCGATTGGACGTTCTTTGCCGTAGCGGCGGGGCTGGGCTTCTTGGCCATTTTGATGGTTCCAGCGGTCGGCTGAGCACTAGGAAACGACGTGTGGAACGCCGCATACGTAAATTGACTTTACGCGACTATGGCGCTACGGTCAACTTCCGCTGTGGGTAAAATCAGTTGGCGTGCGCGGGACGGGCCCCTTAGGCACACTCCCGCGCCATGGATAGGTTTGAAGATCAGGTCATGAAAGCATTCAGCAGCAGGCTGAAAAAGGCGCGCGAAGGTGCGGGGTTTACGCACGCAAAATATTTCGCCGAAGCGCTTGGCGTGGAGCCTGCGCGGTATCGCCATTGGGAGCGGGGGACCGCCCAGCCCGACCTGACAACATTGACGCGAATTTGCCGGCTGCTTGGCGTTGAGGCAAACGATCTACTGCCTTTAACCACGCGCAAGCATGATGCCGGTCGTGGAGGCGGCCAAAACACCCCTCCGAGAGCGGTGGCGTGATCATCGCATTTCAAACAATGTTGGATAAAAAGAACAAGCCACCTTTTTAGGTGGCTTGATTTATTTCAGTGCCGCTTTGGAGTTCCGTACAAATTATATTGTGGTTGCCCCTGCCCTGTTCCAAAATTGTTCGGCGGGCTTGCATTGTGCGTGCCAAGCTGCCCCGTGTACGGGTTCACGTTCCCTTGCGTGCTCCAATTATTGTACGGGTTACTATCAGGCCTGGTCCTGTAGTGCGGTTGAACGTAAGTACCATTTTTTGTTGTGTACCCCTCAACGTGCGTCGTGCCCTGAGCAGACGCACCGCAAATCATTAGCGCCCCAGCAACGGCGCAACACATCCCTCGCAAGATCATCTAAGTGCTTCTCCCATTGCAAAATTGGTTCTCGGTTAACGGGGGGAATTGTCCCATCTCAAGCTTTCTGCTTCAATGCGCGTAAATTATTTTTACATTATTTCTTGACGCGCCCCTAAGCGTAAAGTACGTTTATCTCATCACCGGGGCGGTAGCCGAGCACAGCGGCGAGCCCAGGGCGGGGTCTTCATCATCTCTCCGCGCCCTCCGCCCCGGTGATCTTTTTAGGCTGGGAGCGCATCACATGACGACGAAGACAAAATCTAAACCTGCAACTGCAACAGCATCC